GTCGTATTCGCATGTATACCCGCGGAGAATCCAGTTATGCTTATAATAACTTTTTTGAAAGCGCTGATGCTCGAGTTAACGAAGATCGATTGGGTATTACACTCAGCACCACGGCCACCGGTGAGTGGACTGTGGCCGGTGAATCAGCCAGTAAAGAAGCCACACTGGCCAGATACAGTGCAGGATCATTCCCCACAAAATATACACTCAATGACAGTTATGCCAGTTATGCTCGTGTAGCCATCAGTGGCAATGGCAATCGTGTATATGTGGCCAGTGGTACCCAATTGGATATCTGGAATACTTCAGGCACTAAGATTGCCAATAATATCGCGACCTTACCCTATAATGTAGAAGCCATCAGCACCAATTATGATGGCAGCCGTGTGATGCTGCATGATTATTATGCCACAAGAATTTATTCAGTGAACACTAGTAATGTTGCCACAGCACTAGATACCACCGGTATTACAGCTGGGTATGCCGGTGTAGCCATGAGTGGTAATGGTCGCATGGCCTATAATGCTGTATATGGCAATGCTGGAGCAATTGGATCAGCTACACAGCTGATTCGAGCACATAGATTAGAATAAGGAGGTCCACTGATGGACGATAAATTTCAGGATGCAGGTGTGGTTCCGCCGTACAAGGACCAGGATCGGGAACCGCAGGCTGCTCGTCAGGGCCCTGGAGGTCAATTAATACTCAGTCAGGAACAACAGCAGATGTTGTTGCGCATGGCTGAAGTAGGTTGTAGTGTTCGAGAAATGTGTACCATACTAGGTGTGGTCAGAGATCGCGACACCCTGGTCAGACATTATGGTGAATTAATTGATTTTGGCCGTATGAACGGTAATCAGAGACTGCGCCGAGTACAGTTTGAAAAAGCCATTGAGGGAGATGTCAAGATGTTGATATTCCTAGGCAAACAACGACTAGGCCAGACCGAAGAGGGTCATGCCCGACAGGATGAACCCTTACCATGGAATTCAGGAGAAACCGATGCCGATCCGGAAAGTTAAAACTGGTTATCGCTGGGGACGGTCAGGAAAGACCTATCGGACTCGAGCTCAAGCACTCCGACAGGCCCGGGCTGCTTATGCCAGTGGCTATACTCGCAAGAGCCAGCGCAGGAGATCCAGCAAATGAAACCCAGTGATCTTACACATCGTGATCTTCATGAAGACCTCATGAAGAATCGTCAGGATATCGAATTAATTCAGGAACATATCGCAATCATCAAGAACAATCACCTTCATCATATAGAGCGGGATATGGATGCTGTTCATGAGAAGGTAGACCGTCTGGAAAACAAGATCGATCGAGTGGACAATCGAATCTGGGCAGTGATGTTTCTGATTATCGGCAGTATACTGGTACCAGTGGTCATAGGAATGTTCAATTGAAACTCAGCAGTGCTCAACAACTGATTTGCGATGACCCGCATCGCTTTCGTGTGGTTATAGCCGGACGGCGATTTGGAAAAACCTATCTGAGTATCAATGAAATGGCTAAGTTTGCTCGTCACAGCCGCCGCAAGATAGTCTATATTGCTCCGACCTATAGGCAGGCCAAACAGACTATCTGGAATGATCTCAAAGAACAACTCTATAGAGTCAATTGGATTCGTCGAGTCAATGAAAGCGAACTAACCATCACTCTGGTAAATCTCAGCCAGATCATGGTCCGCAGTGCTGATAATTTCGATAGCTTGCGCGGCTTAGGCATAGACTTTGTGGTATTTGACGAGTTTGCCGATATCGATCAGAGAACCTGGACTGAAGTGGTTCGTGCTGCTCTCAGTGATCGTCAGGGACATGCCCTGTTTATCGGTACACCCAAAGGCACCGGCAACTGGGCCAAAGATATCTATGATCAGGGCTATCTGCTAGATGACTGGAGGAGTTTTCAATTCACTACCTTGGATGGTGGTCGTGTGCCAGACAGTGAAATTGCCAGCGCCAGACTGGATCTAGATGAGCGCACATTCCGCCAGGAATACATGGCCACATTCGAAACCTATAGCCAGGCCATCTATTACAACTATGATGTCAGCTGTCATGTCACCACAGAGATGCCCCTGATCTCAGATCGGGAAGTATTACATGTGGGCATGGATTTTAACACCAATCCCATGAGTGCTGTGATCTGCCAGCAACGACAGTCAGAATCTGGTCGACCCAGTCTAGCGGTCATCGATGAAATTGAAATCTATGGCTCCAACACACTGGAAATGGCCAATGAAATAAGAATTCGTTATCCACGAAATCCCATATGGGTATATCCTGATGCATCGGGTGGTAACAGCAATACCAAAGGATCTAGTGATCACAATATATTGAGACAGGCTGGCTTTACAGTCAGAACCAATCGCAGCAACCCACCGGTTCGTGATCGCATAGTAGCAGTCAACAGCGCACTCATGAGCGCCAGCGGCGAGGTTCGCCTCAGTATAAATAAGAAGTGCCGGAGACTCCAGGAATGTCTCACCAAGCAGACTTATAAAGGTGATACTCGTCAACCTGATAAAGATTCAGGATACGATCACATGAATGATGCCCTGGGTTATGTTGTCGCAGCAATTATGCCTGTGACTAGACCCGAGCCCGAACGGCGAGGCCCTGAATATTACGGAGCAGTTTAATGCTAACATTAGAACAATTAAGTCAAAGAAACCCCAGCTATCTGGCAAATAGTCAGAGATGGGATTTCTATTATCGCAGTTATATGGGAGGCCAATTATATCGTGATGGCCAGTTCCTGTTAAAATACTGGGGAGAAGATCAGGCACCCATAGATGTCTATCAGCGCCGACTGGATAATACACCCTTGGATAACCATGTCAAGACCACTGTGGATGTCTATCGCAGTTTCTTGTTTAAGAATCCACCGGTTCGTGTACTGGGCAGCTGGGCAGACAATCCATTTGTCCAGGATTTCCTCAGTGATGTAGATCTCGAAGGTCAGGGCATGGACAGTTTCCTGAAAACTGCTCTAGATATGGCACTGGTTCTGGGTAACATCTGGTTAATAGTAGATAAACCAGCAGTGGAATTGGCCAGCCAAGCAGAAGCACTGGCCCTGGGAATTCGTGGTTATGTCTGTGCTTATACTCCACAGATGGTCCTGGACTGGAATTACAGCCGCGGCATTACCGGTAGACCCGAATTAACACTACTCAAAGTCCTGGAGAGCTCCACTGCCAGTGAACATCAGATTCGTGTCTGGCGGCCTGATAGTGTAGAGCGATACACCGTCACTGTCAGTGAAACCGGTGAATATGATGCAATCACTGATTATCAGAGCTATCCCAATGCCTTGGGCTATATACCAGCCGTAAACATGATGCCAGTGCGCAGCATGTATCCGGGTGTAGGCAACAGTGTAGTTGCTGATGTGGCTGATGTACAGCGCAGCATCTATAATAAGTTAAGTGAACTAGAACAAAATATCAGACTCAGCAATCATCCCAGCTTAGTTAAAACTGCTGGTACACAGGCCGGCGCCGGTGCTGGAAGCATTATAACCATGCCCGAAGATCTGCCCGGAGATAAAAATCCCTTCCTGTTACAGCCCACAGGTGCCAGCATCCAGGGTATTATCGATAGTATCAATAAAGATGTAGAAGCTATTAATCGCATGACACATCTCAGCGCAGTCCGTGCACACCTAGGCGCACCAGTCAGTGGAGTGGCATTACAAACTGAGCGCCAGTTATTGAATAGTATGTTATCTGATCTGGCTGACACAGTAGAAGAAACAGAACTGGCTATCTGGAGGATCTGGAGCGACTGGCAAGACCAGCCACTGCCTGATGAATTTGCCGTGGAATATGTCAAAACATTCGACATGCGCGATGAGCATAGTGATCTAGAACTATATCGTCGAGCACTGGAAATCACCACTGATCCTGAATTAACTCGTGTTATACAACAGGATATGGCCAAATTGCTGGTCACTGATGTCAGTGATCTACAGCTGGTGTTAAACAGTATCCAAAGCCGGCTGGGCCAGCCATAAATAAATGATGGACTGTCCAAGTACCGAGTACATCCCGGGACAGTCGAAATCGGAGAAATAGTCACATGGACTCTAACATGGTATCAGAGGTAGAAGTCAGCACTGGGGCTGATCAAGGAACCGTAACTGAAAATTCCCAGGTATCCAACGGCAAGACATTCACACAAGATGAACTTAATGCCATCGTTGCTCGTAGAATAGCAGCTGAACAAAAGAAGTTTGATGGAATCGATATTCAAGAATATCGTGAACTAAAAAGTCTTAAAGAACGACAGGAAACTGATCGGCTGATGAAGCGCGAAGAATTCGACAAGATTTTAAAACAAAGTCGTGAAAGATTCGATAGCGAAGTCCAGACTTTAAGAACAGAACTTCAGAAGGTCAAGGTTGATGGAGCTCTACAGGCTGCAGCCAGCAAGGCTCGCGCCCTGAACCCTGATCATGTTGCGCAGTTGTTAAAAAATTCAGTCAGACTGGATGAATCTGGCGCAGTAGTAGTATTGAACTCGGACGGAGAAGTCCGGTATAATCCTGATACTGCTGAACAGTTTTCAATTGATGATCTAGTAGCCGAGTTCGTAAATCAGAACCCCTATTTTAGATCAGCAGGCCCAGCCGGTACCGGATCTACTGGTAACACCACAACTCAATCGAAACAGAGTTTCGATATTGGTCAATTAGACCTAACTCGAGCTGATCATCGCGAACAATATCGTCGACTCAGACTCGAGGGCAAAATTTAATTAAGGTGAATATAAAATGGCTTTTAATACAGCTTATGATCTAGAGAGCTTGGTTGTTAACACCAAGGCTGCTACCGTTTATACCGCACAGGAATCTTCATTGTGGTTAAGCGGCATGCTTATCCCCATGGTTAACCTACCTGCTGGTAGCACCACTGCTCAAATCCCTGTTATGGGTTCAGTAACTGCTGAAAAATTAACTTCAGCTGATCCTGATGCGCTGGATGATTTCAGTGCTCTTACTGTCACTGACACTAAGAAAACTATCGAAGCTAACATCTATGCTGCTCGTCATGTACTCCGTGACCTAGGCGGTATCGATCCAGCTGAAACTGGTCGTGTACTAGGCAATGCTATCAGCGCCAAATTTGATGCTGATGTTGTCTATGCTATGCGCGACTTCACTGCCAGTGCTGACACTGGTTCTTTAAACATTGACGACATTTTTGATGCTGTTGCTACTATCCGTGGTAACGGTGAAATGGGTCAATTGTACGGTGTTATCAGCCCTGCTGCTGCCGCTGAACTCATGAAGGCCATCGGCGCTCAGGCTTATGCCGGCGGTGATTTCCAGACTGAAGCACTTCGTAACGGTTTCCTAGGAACTGTTGCTGGTGTTCGTTTGTTCCAGTCAGCTTTTGTTAACAGTACTAACCTAGGTACTGGTGCTAAAGGCGCAATCTTCGGTGCTGATGCTATGCGCATTGCCATGTTCAAGAATGTTGACCTAGAAGTACAACGCCGTGCTGCTGCTGTTGGTAACGATATCGTTGCTAGCTTGCACGCTGGTGTTGGTGTCATTGATGCCAACCGTGGTGTTAAACTTATCGATGCCGCTTAATTAAAGCAACATCCGGGGCGGAGCGATCCGCCCATTTTTGGAGAAACTAATGGCATTTGCTGATGACAACGATCTAGTCGAGTATGTACCCACAATATTCTCGCATGGTCCTACTACTTTCCAGTCAGAGTTAAATCAGGCTGAGCAGGACATCATTCGTCATATTCGTACTGAATGGTATAATCGTCGTTACAGTCGTGGTCTTTGGGATTCAGATCTTCTGGATGCCAGCCAGTGGTGTCGAGCCACTGTATATCGCGCTCTTAGTGCTTACATCTTACCTAGATTAAGCACCTGGAGGCCCGAAGGCGACAGTTTCAGAGAACAGATCAATTTCTATCAGGAGAGATATGCTGAAGAAATTGCTGCTGAATTCGCTGAAGGTGTTCGTTACGACTATAATGCTGATGAGGCCATCACAGATACTGAAGAATACGAAATAGCACCGAGGTTATACCGATGAACAACAGAGAACTTATTGCGGCTGATATTCAGGCTACACTGGAGGCTACCCGCCAATCCACGACTGCCACCGTGAGACTGGGACGAATTACTCGCGATCCCATAGTGATCGATGAATTAAGTCGCGAAAGTTTTCCCTGTGTGTTCGTAGAGAGTGCTAATGAACAGCGAGAAGATATCAGTATTGGCAGTCGCCAGGGAACCATCGAGTACCAGTTAAATCTACATGTACACGGTGATACCCGGGACAGTCAGAGAAACGGTCTGATCGAGCTGATCGAACAGGCACTAAGTACTGATATCACTCGTGGTGGTGCGGCCTATGACACTCAATTGAGCTCGATCGAGATCATTGAGAGTGGTGAAGCCAAACCCTATGCTAGTATTAGGTTGACATTTGTGATCAGATATTGTTATTAATTGATCTATTCAAGAATTCTGAGAATTCTATTTTTTAGGAGCAAGTAAAATGACTTGTTATGCAGGAAAAGACGGTGTTGTCAAGGTTGGAGCAGCCGGTAGCGAAGTAGCACTGGGATCTGTTCGTAGTTTCAGTATTGATGAAACTGCTGAAACCCTAGACTGCACTGTAATGGGCGATACATTTCGCGAATATAGTGTAAGTTACAAGGCCTGGGCCGGTACAGTAGATGTATTATGGAATCCCGATGATGCTGGACAGAATGGTGTTACAGTTGGTAGTTCTCTGAGCTTCCTATTGTATCCCGAAGGTGCTAGCACTGGTGATGTCGAGTACAGTGGTACTGGTATCGTTACTGGTATTACTCGCACTGCCACATATGATGGTTTAGTCGAGCAATCAGTGACCTTCCAGGGATCTGGTACACTTACCAAAGACACAGTCTAATTAGAGAGGCCCGGTTCATGGCACGATCATCCCGACAAGCAATGAGAGATTTGCTCAAGGAAGTTAACCAGGATCTGGGCCAATTCTTTGATTCACTAAATAATGAACTAGCAGCAGGAACTCCGGTAGCCAGCGGTCGCGCTCGTCGCGGTTGGCGAGTTACAGGAAACCCCCAGATTGGTTCCGGGGCCACAACTAGAGTTGTGATCCAGAACCCAGTTCCCTATATTGCTGTACTAGATCAGGGCACAAGCCGTCAAGCACCTAATGGTATTGTCGAGCCTGCCGTCAAACGAACAACAAGGAGATACCCGTGAGCGATGTATTAAACAGAGCAAAAGCACATTTTCGCGAATTAATGGCACAGGGACTATGTGGTCCCATCGATGTACCCGAAT